AGCAGGAATACCTCGGTACCCTGTTCACTGCTGACACTCTGTACGGCGTGAAGGCTCTGCGCACTGCCGCGTCTTCATCGGCTGCTAACGCATCCGGCGCTTACGCTTTGGCTGTACCAGCCTAATGAATAGCCCCCGGCCACAAGCTGGGGGCATCTTTTAAAGGAGATTCAAATGGCTGCTGCAACCGCAATTACTTCCCGTCGGGGAAATGACCAATTCCGAGGTATCTTTTCGGATACTTGGTCGGTATCCGCTACTCTTGATGCGTCATCGCTTATAGATGCCGCTGGCGAAACCAACACGATTGCCGTTCCTGGCGTCGCGCTTGGTGACGTCGTAATTGGTCTGAGCATGGGTGTCGATCTCACTGGCCTTACCGTCACGCCATATGTCAGTGCTGCCAATGTGGTGTCGATTCGTTTTCAAAACGAATCCGGCGCTACTGTGAACTTGGCAAGCACCACTGTGCGCTGCGTTGTTGCTCGCTTGGTCTAAAGGATAGGGGGGCTTCGGTCCCCCTTTCTACAGAAAGAAAATCATGGCTACATATCGTTGTTTGGCAAGTGGTAATACGGTGACGTTCACTTTGCAACACGACATTGACTCGATGCGCGGCCACGGCGGCTACGTTTTGGTTGATGAGCAAGGTGAGCAGGTAAAGGTCCAAGAGGCCAGCAAAGAACTACCGATGACGCCCGCTGTGCCCGTAAAGCGCATGGGCAGACCCCGCAAGGCAGTAACCATCTAAGGAGCACATCATGCCAATGGTCGGAACAAAGAAGTTTGCCTACACACCCAAGGGCAAAAAAGAAGCCAAAGACATGTCGATGAAGACGGGCAAGCCTGTCAAGTCCATGCCTGTTCGCGGCTCACGCACGGCAACCAACAAAGCCAAAAAAGGCTACTGATGTCTACATTCCAACTTGACCCCAACCAAGTGGCCCTCGGCGTCCCGAGCTTGGGCGCCACCCAGATTTTCACTGTCACCAACTCCAGCGTTCAATCAACGGCGTTCGGTGCAAACACCACCATGATTCGCGTGTCTTGTTCGTCGGGGCATTGTCATTTTCAAATTGGCGCGAATCCAACTGCAAGCATTACAACTTCGCCCATGATGCCCAACAACTTTTCTGAGATTATCAGAGTAAGCCCAGGCCAAAAGATTGCGGTTATCAAAGACGCCGGGGTTGCTGCATCTACATTTTCTGTGACTGAGTTGGTATGAAAACCAAAGCCGAAAAGAAGATCAGCAAAGTCATGCGCGAGTTCAAGGCGGGTGAGTTGAACTCCGGCAAGGGCGGCCCGATTGTTAAGTCCAAGAAGCAGGCAGTGGCCATCGCCCTGTCGCAAGCTGGAAAGGCGAAGAAAAAATGAAGCCCGGTCTCTATTCCAACATCGCGGCCAAGAAAGAGCGCATCAAAGCGGGTTCTGGCGAGAAGATGCGCAAGCCTGGCACCAAGGGTGCTCCAACCGCCGCCGCCTTCAAGGCTGCGGCCAAGACGGCCAAAAAGAAATGAAAACCCCCGCCTGGCAGCGCAAAGAAGGACAGTCCAAGACCGGAGGCTTGAACGCCAAGGGTCGGGCGTCTTATAATGCGGCAACCGGGGGTGATCTCAAAGCCCCCGTGAAGTCGGGCGACAACCCAAGACGGGCCTCCTTCTTAGCACGCATGGGCAATATGCCTGGGCCTGAGATGAAAGACGGTAAGCCCACCCGGCTACTCTTGTCTCTGAAGGCTTGGGGCGCATCGTCCAAAGAGGATGCTAAGTCCAAAGCCAAGGCGATCTCCGCAAGGAACAAGAAATGAGACCTATATCTGTCGGCATCAACCCCACCGCTGGGGCGACCACCACGGTCTACACCGTGCCGACGGGTTACTACGCACTGTTCAATCTGCTGTACGTCCACAACACGGGGGCCAACAACAAGAACCTGACAGTGCAGTGGTACGACGCCAGCGCGGCCACCAGCATCGACATTCTGACGGCAGTGCCGTACAACTCTAAGGCGTACACGCAGTTTGACAACGCCTATGTTGTCTTTGAAGAAGGCGACCAGTTGCGCGTCACGCCAGAGGCCGCAAGTGCATTTGTGATCATCGCCACTTTTGAACAAATCGGATTGACACGCCAATGACCTACCTTCAACTCATCAACGACGTGTTGGTCCGGCTGCGCGAGACGCAGGTGTCGTCCAACAGCGAGACCGCCTACTCCACCTTGATCGGGCGGTTCGTCAACGACGCCAAGCGCCAGATTGAGGACTCGTTCAGTTGGAACGTGTTGGGCCAGACGGTGACGATCACCACAACACCTGGCACGTACATCTACTCGATGACAGGCGCTGGCCAGAAGTTTCAAGTGATGGACGCGCTGAACACGACCGCCAACGTCGGTTTGCAGAACATCAGCTTCGTGCAGATGAACCGCTTCCAGAATCTGGTGCCAGCGATCAGCGGCATCCCAGAATACTACGCATTTGACGGCGTGGACGGCAACGGCGACACCAAGGTGGTGCTGTACGCCCGTCCGGATAACGTCTACGTGCTCCCATTTGCATTGACCGTGCCCCAAGCGCCCTTGTCGGCTGACAACACACTGGTGCTGGTGTCTGACTCGCTGGTGGTGCAAAACGCTTATGCCCGTGCTCTGGTCGAGCGCGGCGAGGACGGCGGCTTGAACTCGTCCGAGGCGTACCAACTCTACCGGGGGATGCTGGCTGATCAGATTGCGTTGGAGGGCACCCGCTATCCAGAGAACCAAGAGTTTGTCGCCATATGAGCCAAGCCATTCAGACCGCCAGCGTTGCCGCGCCGGGCTTTTTTGGCCTGAACACGCAAGACTCGCCTCTGGACTTGGCGTCAGGCTTTGCCTTGGTCGCAACCAACTGCATCATTGACCAGTTTGGCCGCGTCGGCGCGCGCAAGGGCTGGTCGCGGGTCAATTCATCATCTGGCAATCTGGGCGCGAACGATGTGGGCGTAATCCATGAGCTGGTGCAGGCTGACGGTACACTGACTGTCCTGTTCGCAGGCAACAACAAATTGTTCAAGCTGGACGGTGCCAACGCCGTGGTCGAGCTGACCTACGGGGGTGGGGGCACAGCCCCAACGATCAGCGCCAGCAACTGGTCGGCGGCGTCGCTCAACGGCATCACCTACTTCTTCCAAGTTGGCCACGACCCGCTAATCTTCGACCCAACCATCAGCACCACAACATACCGCCGCGTCAGCGAGAAGACAGGCTACGTCGGCACTGTGCCCTCAGGCAATATCGTGCTGTCGGCCTTTGGTCGCTTGTGGGTTGCGGACACCGCCACCGACAACGTGACGGTGTTCTTCTCTGACCTGCTATCTGGCCACGTTTGGAGCACAGGCACAGCGGGCACGCTCAACATCGACCGGGTGTGGCCAAACGGCTCAGACGAGGTGACTGGTCTCGCGGCCCACAACGGCTTTCTGATCATCTTCGGCAAGCGCCAGATTCTGGTCTACGCCAACGCTACGACACCCGCCACGATGAGCCTGAGCGACACGGTGGGGGGCATTGGCTGCATCGCTCGTGATTCTGTCCAGTCCACGGGCAAGGACATCTTGTTCTTGTCCAACTCGGGTATCCGGTCGTTTGCCCGCACGATCATCGAAAAGTCGGCCCCACTGGGCGACCTATCCAAGAACGTGCGCAACGATTTGATGGGGATTGTGGCGGGAGAGACACTGGCCAATATCAAGTCGGTGTACTCTGAGAAAGAGGCGTTCTACCTGCTGACGCTGCCATCGGTCAAAGAGGTGTACTGCTTTGACACCCGCACGCAGTTGCAAGACGGCGCTTTTCGGGCCACGGCCTGGGACTCGATTGAGCCCACGGCGCTGTTGTCCAAACGCAATGGTGACGTGCTGATCGGCAAGAACGGTTACATCGGCAAGTACGGTACTTATCAAGACCACACATCCAACTACCGGATGCAGTACTACACGAACCACGCTGATCTGGGTAACCAGAACGTCACGTCAATTCTCAAGCGCCTCAAGGCCGTAGTGATCGGCGGCACAAACCAGTTTGTGACAATGAAGTGGGGCTTTGATTTTCTAACCAACTACCAGTCGGCTAACGTGCTCATTCCCGTGCAGGGCATCTCTGAATACGGCGTTGCGGAGTATGGCGCCAACGGGTCGCCCGTGGCTCAGTATTCAGAAGGCGTAGCACTGCAAACCTTGTCGGTCAATGCGTCGGGCAGCGGTAAAATCGTGCAAACAGGCTATGAGTCGAACATCAACGGCTCGCCTCTGTCAATTCAACGGATTGAGATTCAGTCCAAAGACGGGAAAGTATCATGAGCAATTACACCAAGAGCACCAACTTCGCCACGAAAGACGCGCTGACTTCGGGCGATCCGCTGAAGATCGTCAAAGGCACGGAGATCGATACCGAGTTCAACAACATCGCTACGGCTGTGGCGACCAAGGCTGATCTGATTTCACCTACGTTTACGGGGACTCCTACACTGCCGACTGGGACGACTGGCGTAACGCAAAGCGCGGGTAACAGCACCACTGCGTTGGCGACCACGGCTTTTGTGACCGCAGGTCTGCAAGCTCTCTATCCCGTAGGTTCCATCTACATCAACGCAGGTGTAACGACCAATCCCGGAACATTGCTGGGCTTCGGCACTTGGACGGCCTTTGGCGCTGGCCGGGTCATGGTCGGCCTAAATGGCAGCGATGCTCTGTTTGATGCGCTTGAGGAAACTGGCGGTAGCAAAGATACTACGCTGGTTAGTCACACACATACCGCTACCTCTACTGTTAGTGATCCCGGCCACGTTCACGACCTTACATTTAACTCCAACCTACAGACAGTAGGAACTGCAAGTATTGCGCTCGGCGATGACTTGATAACCAGCCCACTAAATGGGTTTATCGCCAGCGCCGTGACGGGCATTACAGTTGCTACAACAGTTGCGTCCGCAGGCTCCAGCGCCACCAACGCCAACCTCCAGCCGTACATCACCGTGGCGATGTGGAAGCGTACTGCATGATCACCCACCACTTCAGCGACGGTCTGTACGCCAAAGAGATGCGGTTCAACGCAGGCGCAGCCATCCTGAAGCACACGCATGAGTTCAGCCACCTGTCGATCTTGGCCGCTGGCAAGGTGGCGGTGTTGCGCGGCACAGAGATTGACATTGTTGAAGCGCCAGCCTGCATTGAGATCAAGGCTGGTTTGACGCACGGCGTCAAAGCGATCACGGATTGCGTTTGGTTTTGTATTCACGCCACCGACGAGAAAGACCCGTCAAAGGTGGACGACGTTTTGATTGGAGTTTGATATGCCAGCAATGATTGCAGCAGGA